CAAAGATAAAGGTATCGGTTTTAATCCAACAATAAGAAACATATTTGCAGTTATTTTGGCTAATGCTGAGGTTTATATAAGAATGATGAAGGAAGTGCATTATAAAGCTTTCGAAGTATCTTCAATTAGACGACCAATGCTTTCAACATTTAGTGATGAGTCAATAAAAAATGATGCAATTTATCCATGGCCAGAAGTTAAAAAACAAACAGCCAATAAACAAAAAGTTGTTGCATATCCTGGTGACCCAGATTTACAAGAAAAACTAAAATCATATGATAAGTTTCTTTGGCCTGAGATTGAGTTTTTAGAGAACTTTCAAGCGGTTGGAACTAAAAGACACGATTCATTAACGGGTAAAGAAGGAAGTGCTAGTAAAATTGAATTTGTATTTGAAAATAATACACCTGATGTTGATATTAATAAAATATCGACAATATTACAAACAACTATAGGTACACCATATATTAATAAGTCAATATCATCTATTTTCTATGAATTATGGGAAAGAGGAAGATTTGCAACTTTGGTTGATAACTTTAACAATACAACGATTCAAGAATTAGCAGATAGAGAATTCGATAATATACAAAAATTATTTGAGGAAGATTCTGATTTAGTTGCACTATTAAAGACTACAACTGACACTACAAAATTAATAGAATACTTATTATCTTTTTCACCATTTGAAAGGTATCCATATTATCAAGATAAAATACCAACAACACCATATTTGAAAGTATTAGAAGCAACACCATTCTCAATAGAGTCTAGTTTTAGTTCTAATAAGAATTATGATAATAGTAGTAAATTTGAAAAACTTAAAGAAAATTTAAAAAACTATCAAATTGATAAAAATAGTTATAGATATAATATATATCCATTTAATTCTGACCTCTATTTAAACTATCTTAATAAAGATTCTTTTGATGCTAACGACTTAAATTTAAAACAACTTTTTGATGTTGATACAAGAGAAGGTTTAGTTGCTGGACCAAATGCACCTATCTATTGGCTAAAAGACCCAAAATCTAATAATATTTTTAGTGATAAAATAAAAATTGGAACGGATAGTTCTGCAAATATTTTAAATACACCATATTTTCACAAACAATTAGAAAGTGATACATCCAATCAATTTAACGGAAAATATGTGGGTTCCGCATATCTTTTATTAAATTCATTACCATTTTTAGATTTAGAAGATGAATTTAATTATACAAATGGAAAAACAAGATTATCAACAGTTTTCAGAGAAATCGGTGCATCACACTTTGTTCCATATCATTTAATACTTAAATGGGGTTCATTATATCATAGATATAAAAAGAAACTATTGGAGGGTAAGGATATATTAAGTGGATTTTTAACAACAGGTAATACAACAACAGCAATAAGTGGAAAGACATTTTTTGATGGTGGTAGTGGATATACACTTAATGTACCTTCACCAATAACTTATGGGGCAACAAATAGTATAATAGGTTTACATCCACTATACGATGCTCAATATCACCAAGTTATTAATGGTTATAGTCATTATACCGTATCAAGTGGTGCAACTGGATTTAATACAAATGTTACAAACGGTACAATTAAAATAAAAGAAGAGCCGGTTGGTGATGGAGGTAAATATTTTACATCATATGTTGATAATTCAAAAATTGGTGATGGGACAAACAAATACTATACATTACTACCATCGGTTGGTGGAAGTCAATCGGGGTTTATTGGTGGTACTACCGATAGTGAACAAAAGAATTTTAAAATATTATGGTGTTATGATAAAGAAGTAATTAAAGAGTCATATACAGATAAAAAGTTTTTTGCCTACAATGAATACAATAAAGTGTATGATGGTGGAACAGGATTTTTTAATATGATAGATTTTGCTGGTAGTTTTTTTACAGGTGTGGATAAATCTGAAGATGGAAAATATTCTTTACTGTATGAAAATCATAGAAAAATTATTGATTTAATTGCAACATTTAGTCCACAAATTTTAGATAAGTTTGAGGAGTATTTTTTAGATTTTGCATCAGAAAGAATTGAAGAGGAAATACCATATAAGAAATTTCCTGATTATGATGTTACCGGATATGTTAATGGAGTTAAAAAAACAATAGAACACCACGCAATAAAATATGATAAATTTCAAGATTTATTAAAGGCATTAGTTACTATCGATAAAGACACTAATAACGATAATAATGATGTAAACGCGGTTATTGAGACATTAAAGAAAAAACAATTAGAAAAGTTAACAACAATAACTGGCGAAATTACTGAAAGGGATAATTTAATAAAATTAACAATTGGTAATCCTACAGAAATAGTTGCAAATACTTGGTATGGATTTGCAAAAGTGGATAATATTAATACATTTGATTATGGAACATATAACTCATCACAATATACTACGGATAACCAAAATCTAATTAAACTTTATGTTGGTGAGGAACCAGTAACAAATTGTTATAAAAATTTCTTTATAGTAAACAATATTGAAATAAGTGAGGATAATATATTATTATTTAGACCTTTAATCTTAATATATGCTGGTTGGGTCGATAGTAAAGGTCCATTATATACACCAACAAAAACAGATTTCCAAGATTACATTAAAACAAAAGTTCTATTGGATACAACAAATAGAATGGGAACCTATATGGGAAGATTGTTACCTTTATTAGTTGGTTTAAAAGTAAAAGACACAGCAAATGAGGTCACAATAGTAAATGGTTATAATGACATTCCTTTAAAGTTAGAATTATACAATTTCTTTAAATCATTTAACGATAAATGGGTTGCGGGTAATTCTTTAGGACAAAGAACATTAATTGAAGAATTTTTATTTTTAGATAAAGCAAATAAAGATATCGGTGATATAGCGTACTTATCACTTGAAAAATTATTAGCATTAGAAGACCCTAAAAACGATAGTGCGAATTTATATAGTGTTATTGGTATGTTAATTAAAGATACAGGATTTGACATGAGAGGTTTACCGGCATATGTAAATTTTTATGGAACGAACAACTCAACTAAATCAAGAATAACACCATCTAAGAAAATTGCTCAAAATTTATTTGGAACTTTCTTAGATGTTGATTATCAAGAATCGTCACCTAAAATTGTACTTCAATATACAGGACCAACCTCAAAACATTTGGAATTATCCGATATTAATGAAAAATATAAATTTAAAAATGATAGTGGTAATTTATTTACAGGTGTGGGTAGCCCATTGGTTATAACCGCACCACAAGTATTTACAAACGGGGATTATGCAAAATCAAATAAGGTTGTTGCATTTGAAGTTAGTATTGGTGACCAAAATCAAGGAATATTTAAAAGTGTACAACTTGACCAATCATCAATTAGAAATACCACAGAATCATTTAATGTGATTGAAAATTTAGGTCGTTCAGAAAGTGGAGCGGGTGCACACCAAATAGATATCGGTTTATTTGACATTTATAGACAAGCGTCTTATACTTGTGATGTTACCTGTATGGGTAATGTTATGATACAACCGACAATGTATTTCTATTTAAAAAATGTACCTATGTTTAGAGGTTCATATTGGATTACAGAAGTTTCACATAATATTAGAAATAATAATATTGTAACAACATTTAAAGGCACGAGAATACCATACGCATCTTTACCTGACCCTAAAGATTCATTCCTATCAAGTTACAGAACTTTATTTGATAAAATTACAAGAACCGCGGTGGCTAAAACTAAAGAAGAAGAAAACACAACACCAGCAAGTGCAACAGAACAACCATATACAACAACAGACGGTAAAACATTCTTATCAGATTTAGGTCCTAGTAAGTCGGCAATAAAAGGAGAAACCTTAGTAAAAGAACAAGGAGTAACCGCTTTTGGAGTACCGTATAATGGATACAACGGTGAAAAGTATATTCAAAAAGTATCATTTAACAATAAAGAATATCTAAGAGCACGTGTAGTTACAATGGGTAGTCAAAATTACCCAATAAAAGACACACAACCAATGAACATAATTGTTAGACAAGACACGTATAGGGTATATGGTACAAATGTTAATAATGTCGATGATAGGGTAGACTTAACGTGGAAGGATATTTCAGGTTCAACAAAATACTTTTATGCAACTAAATTTGATTTTGATGTTGCTAAACCAAATATAATTATAAAAGGTACCACTATATTTTATAATCCAAATAACATAAAAAGTCCAATAACTATTAATCCAATAGTAGATAACCCCGCGGACGGTAAAATAATAATTAGTGACATACAAGGACCTGTAAATGCAGGACCAAATGGGGTTACATCTGGTTTAGGTTTATCTAAACAATTAATGAAGGATTTGAAAGTAAATGATGGAGATGTGGTGTATTTCGAAATTGTTTAAGAATATTAATAAGTTTGGGATATTTATACAATATAAAAGAATATTATGGAAAATAATAAATTAAATAACACAATGGATCAATTCTTAAATCCAAAACAAAGTAGAAATGTTTCTAACGATGGTATGGAAAGAGAAGAGTGTGATTTGGTAACTGGAGAATGTTACACAATAAGAGAAAAGGACGGAATTGTTGAAAGAATAAATAAAAGATACATCACAAATGATGGTAGACAATTATTACAAGATTAATACTATGTTAGAGAAAAAACTACAAGAAGAATTAAATCGTTACAAAGCCATTAACAAATATGGTAAAACGATGATAATGGAACAAGACGCTCCACCTGTCGACCCTGCATTAGACCCTGCATTAGATCCTGCCGCGGGTTTACCTACGGATGCTCCTGTAGACCCTACAGCTGCACCCGCAGACCCTGCAATGGCGGTTGACGCACCTCCAGCTCCTGAAATGGATAATACAGAGGAAATTGATATAACAGATTTAGTTAATATGACTAAAAGTGTTAAAAAAGACTTAGAAGATAACAAACAAGATAATTCTGCGGTTGTAAACAAGATGGATGATGTGTTTACTAAATTAACAGATTTAGAACAAAAATTGGCACAAATGGACCAAGTAATGTCTAAAATTGACCAATTGGGTGTTGAGGTTGCGGCTTCAAAACCAAAAACTGAAGTTGAGAGACTTGAAATGCGTTCTTTAGATTCATATCCATTTAACGAAAAACCACAAGAATTCTTCGCACACAAACAAGGTGAAATGAGAGCAAGTGGTAAAAATGAATACATTCTTACCAAAGACGACGTAGAAAATTACTCACCCGAAGGAATAAAAACCTCATTTAATCCAGAAAACCAAGAAGATGAATTTAAATTCTAATATAAATTTCTTTTTAGGATTAAGTGCTCAATTAAAAATAATGCATTGGCAAACTAAAGGTTACTCAAGACACCAAGCTTTTGGTAGTACATATGACGCTTTAAGTGATTTAACGGATACCTTCGTTGAGGAGGCAATGGGAAAATACGGACGTTTTAAATTGGATGAGGAGACAAATACAATTACATTAGTTAACCTATCTGACTTAAAACCAGAGGAAATGGTTAATACGGTAAAGGAGGCTATTATACAATATACAGAACAATTTGAACCTACTGACACCAATCTTTTAAATATTAGAGATGAAATGTTAGGTTTATTTAACAAATTATCATATCTTTTAACATTAGAATAAGATTTAAAAAAACTTTAAAAATAATTCAACCCAGATTTCCAAGTCTGGGTTTTTTTATGTATATTTTACTATAACATTTTAATTAATTTAAATTCAAACAACATGTCTACATTTGACGCAGTACTTGCACAGTACGAGAAAAACAAAAATGCCACAAGTGGCAATGCTAACAAAATGTCCTCTGAGGACAGAATGAAACGTTATTTCACAACCGTATTACCTAAGGGTTCTAAGGGTGAAGAAAGACGTATTCGTATTTTACCTACAAAAGATGGTTCTTCACCATTTGTAGAGGTTTACTTCCACGAAATTCAAGTGGATGGAAAATGGGTTAAATTATATGACCCGGCTCAAGAAGGAAAGCGTTCACCATTGAACGAAGTAAGAGAAGCTCTTAACATGACAGGTGTTGAATCTGACAAAGAATTAGCTCGTAACTATCGTTCTCGTAAATTTTACATTGTTAAGGTTATTGACCGTGACCACGAACAAGATGGTGTTA